TTAAGAGACGATACTTTAAGTTCATGAATGAGTGGATGAGCGATTTGGCTCGGTATTCTGACAACGTCAAGAAGATTAAGAAGACTCGGTCTAAGAAACCAGTCACTCTTGAAAAACGAGTCAAGGATGTCAAATACAAGGAAACTGATGATGAGTTCAAGCTGGCCTCTGTATCACCCACAGAGATCATTGGAGCTCAGGCCCTATGGGTATTTGATACCAAGAACAGGGAACTCTCGGTGTACCGAGCAAAGGATCCGATGGTCGGTCTGCTAGTGAAAGGTACAACCTTGGAAGATTGGTCGGATAAATCGGAAAAACGAAAGCTCCGTAAGCCTGAGGAAGTCCTACCAAAGGTCCTTAAAGGAGGAAAGCGAGATCTATCAAAACTGATGGATACCCTTACCACTGCTGCTCGGACTCCGAATGCACGTATAAATAGTAATATGATACTGCTAAGGACAGAGAAATGACCGCTACAGCAGCAAGCAACAACGTTATCCAGTTTCCACTGGAAAAACGAAAGCCAGACAAACCACCAAGCGAAGACCTGGGAAGGGAGATGTCGGAACGCAAGCGTGAGTTTGTTGACAAGCTTATTGACGATTGGGGATCACAGATCTATAGAAAGATCCAATTACATGGGTTCCCTGTTGAAAGCCAAGACTTCATTGCGCAATATAGCTACGTATTGGAGTCATTGCGATCATGTCTCTATTGGTCTGTTGAAGAAGATCACCCATTTACTCCTCACATTAAAGACATCATTGAACAATTTGCTGAGGATACTAATGCTATCTTTGAAGACGAAGACCCCGATCCAGCATCATAGCTATTTACTTTTGTTTGAAACTATGTTAGAATTATAGTATAGTAAAAAAAGCTAGGTGTAATATGATATTGGTTGATCTAAACCAAGTGATGATTTCCAATCTTATGGTAACCGTAAATAGTCGTCACTTTAAAGGAACCCTTGACGAAGATCTAATCCGTCATCAGGTTCTTAATACAATCCGGTTCTATCGAACTAAATTTCACGAAAACTACGGTGAACTCATTATATGCTGCGATGATAGACATTATTGGCGTAAAGATGTGTTCCCTTATTATAAGGCTAGTCGCAAAAAAGATCGAGATAAATCTGATCTAGACTGGCATATGATCTTTAATGTTCTTAAGACTATTAAGGACGAGATCAGAGAAGTATTTCCTTATAAGGTAATACAAATTGATGGTGCAGAGGCTGATGATATTATCGGTACTCTTTGTCATGAATATGGTCATCTAGGTATTAATGGTAATGACCCTGAACCTATTTTGATTTTATCATCAGATAAAGATTTCATGCAGTTACAAAAATATGCAAATGTGGAACAATATTCTACTATCCAAAAGAAGTTCCTAAGATGTAGTAACCCAGCTAGGTATATTGCAGAACATATTATGCGTGGAGATCGTGGTGATGGTGTACCTAATTTCTTATCTGATGATGATACCTTTGTAAATGGTAAACGACAGAAACCTATTTCTGCCAAGAAAATAGATCTATGGCAGGCTAAACAACCAGAGGATTTTTGCGATGAACGCATGTTACGAGGTTTTAGAAGAAACCAACAACTTGTCGACTTGGACTATATACCTAAAGACATCCAAGAAAACATCTTAGAAGAATATAATAAATATGAATGCAATAGTCGTTCATTGCTATTGAATTACTTTGTGAAAAATAAATTGAAAAATCTTATGGAAAATATTCAGGAGTTCTAAATGGTAAATGGTATTGCCGAAATCCTGGAGGAATGCTCTAAAATTGACAAACGTTATGGACGTCTAACTTTCCTTCAGCAAAACAGCTCACAGGCGCTTAAAGCGGTTCTGGGTTTTTGTTTTGATCCAAAAATTAAATGGTTACTTCCGGAAGGTGATCCTCCGTACGAGCCTAATAAAAAATCTACTGATAGCCAAAATGTATTATTGGCTGATCATAGAAAGCTGCATATCTTTGTAGAGTCTGTAGAGTATAAAGACCTACGGGATATTAAACGAGAGCAGTTGTTTATTCAGTTCCTTGAGGAGCTTGATCCAGATGACGCACGGCTTATGCTATCTATTAAAAATAAAAAGATGCCATATAAAGGTATTACTTCAGCGTTAGTCAAAGATGCGTTTCCTAATCTAGCTAAAGATTGGTAATGGAAGCTTATATTATTGGTAATGGTACTAGTCGAAAAGGCTTTGATCTAGCGCAGATAAAAGGTGTAACCTTTGGATGTAATGCGCTATTTCGTGTCTTCGAACCTGATTACCTAGTTGCTATTGATGATGGCATCATTGAAGAAATAAATGACTGGGGAATGAGAGAACCTGCTTCTAAAACCCAAGTTATATTTCCACCTGATGATGAAAGGTGGGAACCAGCCGAATGTAATCCTAATAGACCTAGATCTAATGCTGGTATTAATGCAATGCTAGAAGCTATTAAACTTGGTCATGATAAGTTAATGTGTTTGGGCTTTGACTTTCTTATTGATGGTCCAGAGTCTATTAGTAATATGTTTGATGGTACTCCAAATTATACTATGGAAACAAGAGCCAGTATTCATGATGGAGCTAATAGGACTGCATATTTAGAATGGGTTGCTAATAAAAATCCTACGATTGATTTTATTTTTGTATTTAATCCAGGTGTTAGGTTTAGACAATTGGATACCCCTAATATTAGAGGTATGTTTTATGATGATTTTAAGAGGGTGTATTGTTAACTGAAATAAATTCTCGTTATGGAATTGGTAATGCTTATCTAGAACAATGGGCTCCGTTTATAACCTATGAAGAAGTTCTAGACCAGGAACATATCCAGAAACTTTTGGATGTATGTGATAATGCTGAATTCGAATCTGCTGTAACTGGTAAACAAGGTGGGATTAGTGAAGATGAAACCATGAGGAAATCTCAGTTGCATTGGATTAGACCTAATTCTACAACCACCTGGATATACGATAATATTGGTCATTATATTCAAGAATGTAATACCTATAGATATCGCATGGACATTGCCGGCTTTGGTGAACCTCTACAACTAACTAAATATCCAGAAACTGGTGGTCACTATGATTGGCATATGGATATTGGTGAAGGTCGTCCATCTTTACGAAAGCTATCCTTTTCATTAATTCTACAAAATGCGGAAGAAGGAGGAGAAATGCAGTTTAATACCGCTCCTAAGATTCAACAATTAGCTGCAAATCCTGGTACCCTAATTATATTTCCGTCTTATATCATGCATCGCGTTGCACCAGTAACCCAAGGTGAACGCATTAGTCTAGTTGGTTGGGTTGGAGGAGATCATTACCGATGAATATTTTTGTAGTAGACCAAGATCCTAGAATTGCTGCTCAATCATTATGCGATAAGCATGTCGTAAAAATGATTTTAGAGTCTGGCCAAATGTTATCAACAGCACATCGAATGCTTGATGGAAATGAATACATTGGCCCATCTAAATCTGGTAAACGTCAGGTCAAAAAATATTCTATGAATGATGAAAGAGAATTTGTATTATATAATGTAGTTCATGCTAATCATCCGTGTACCGTATGGACAATGGAATCTTCATCCAATTATGCATGGCACTTTATTCATTTTGAAGCATTGGCAAAGGAATATCAATTTCGTTATGGTAAAACACATTCAACATGGGACAAACTAAGAGATGCTGTCTCTTCATGTCCTCGTAATATACCTTCTGGTCCTAGGACACCATTCGCAATTGCAATGAAACATTATCCACAATGTATTGTTGAAAACGATCCTGTTGAATCTTATCGCAAGTATTATAATGAAGCAAAGGCTTCTTTTGCAAAGTGGACCAAACGGGCCATTCCAGAATGGTATCACGTATAAATAAAAATGAGGAAACCAAATGCCTACGTATAGTTTTGTTAACACTCACACTGAGCATGAATGGGATGAGGTCATGTCTATGGCCGAAAAAGAATCCTTTCTCAAGGCACACCCTCACGTTAAATCCATTATAACTCAAGTCAATATTATATCCGGTACCGGTGGTATTCGTAACGATACCGGTTGGAATGAGAATATGCAACGTATTGCTGAGGCGCATCCAACATCGGAGCTAGCAGGCAGATATGGAGATAAAGGAGGAAAGGCAGCCAAAACTCGAGCAGCCGTTGATAAATGGAGGAAGAAACACAAAGCGAATAGTTAACTCTAACAGGAGTAAATCATGTCACGCAAAAACCAAGTTCACGCGATTGAATATGATGACTATGAAAATATCTTTGCTATTAACACTAACTTAAATCGTAAACAGCGAAAGAAAATAAAGAGGCAACAAAATCAAAAGACAAAAAATATGAATCTTAAGAAGATCGAAGCAATGACCGACGGCCAGCAACAGGCTATAGATTCATACCTCAGCGGTCAACACCTATTACTCCACGGTATGGCAGGCACCGGAAAGACCTTCCTCTCAATGTACCTTGCTCTTAAGGATATTGAAGAACAATACGAAAATAAGACTAGATTA